GGCCACCCGAAACGGTCAAACGCGGTCGACCACGCCTTCCCGCACGCACCGCACCAGTAGCCGGCGATGACACCACCGTCAGAAGGTACGGACACCAGGGGAAGGCAAGCGGGATTGACGCCGGGATGGCAGTCCGGGGAAGGGCAGGCGTCAACCGGGGGGAGCTCGGCGGCGGGGACGGGAGTCATGCGACACGCCCCGGGGCTGCGTCTTCGTCCTCATCGGGACGCCACATCTCGCCACACATCGCATAGTGGCCGCGGAACGCGAGCGTTGCCGTGCCGAGAGGACCCTGCCGGTTTTTCGCCACGATGAGATCGATCTCGCCTGCCCGTGCACTCTCCTGCTCGTATACGTCCTCGCGGTACAGCAGGATCACGATGTCCGAGTCCTGCTCAACAGAACCCGAGTCGCGCAGGTCCGCGGGCAGCGGGCGGTGATCGGAGCGCATCTCCGGGCCCCGGTTGAGCTGGCTGCCGACGAGGATCGGGACCTTGAACTCCTTGGCCAGCAGCTTGAGCCCGCGGGAGAACTCCGACACCTCCCGCTCCCGGCTCTCGGCCTTCCCCTTCTGCTTGCCCATCAGGCCGAGGTAGTCGACGACGACGAGCTCGGCGGGATGTCCGGCCCTGGCCATCGCCCGCAGGTCCGAGCGGATGGTCTGCACGCTCATGTACGGGTCGTCGTCGATCATCAGGTTTCCCGCGGCAGTCAGCCGCGAGTAGGAGCCGGCGAGGCGGTCCCAGTCGGTTTCGTCTAGCAGCCGGGCGCGGATCTTGCGGAGGTCGACACTGCCGTCGAAGGCGAGGATGCGCTCGATGCACTCCTCGGCGGACATCTCCAGCGTGCAGACCAGGATGGGCTTGTTGAACGTCACCCCGGCGCGGACGGCGATGTTGAGCATTACCACGCTCTTGCCCATGCCCGGCCGGCCGCCCACCGTGACCATCTCACCAGGGCGGAAGCCGGGGACGAGCCCGTCGAGGTCGGACCAGCCGGACGTGACGGCGTGAACCTGATCCGGGCCTTTCTCGAGCGCGTCGAGGACCGGGCCTACCAGGTCGGCGATGCTGCGGGCACCGCCAGGCGCGACAGTCCCGGCCGCCTCGTCGATAATCCGGTACGCCGCGTCGACGAGCTCGGCAAGGTCAGCCCCCCCGGCAAGGGCAGCCTGGCGGATGCGCTCGCCGGCCTCGGCGAGCTTCCAGCGGATGGCGCACTCGCGGACCCGCTGCGCATACCAGCCGCCGTTCGCCGCGGTCGGCACCGTCGCGATGAGGTCGTGCAGGTAGTCCGCACCGCCGGTCTTGGGTAGCACGCCGCGGTGCTCGAGCTCGGCCTTCACGGTGATCGCGTCGGCCGGCTTGCCGCGGTCGGATATGGCCTGGATGGCCGCGAATATCTGCTGGTGTGCCGGCCGGGTGAAGTAACCCGCCCTGAGTATCTCCAGGCATTCGGCTAGCGCGTCCGCGGACAGCATCATGGCCCCGAGGGCTGCCTGCTCGGCGCCGATGTCGGCAGGGATGCCGAGCTCTCCGTCGCTCATCGTGCCACCTTCCGTAGCTTGCGGATGTCTTTTGCCGCATAGTGCGCGGTCATCAGGTCAGCGGCGCCGCCGCGGGTAAGGCCCTGCAACTTGTCCGCGTAGCCCATCCGCTCAAGTGCGCCGGTCTGCGCCGGAGTCGGTGCCCGGTCGCGCCACGGGGCAGCCGCGCGGGCCAGGACGCCGCCCTGCGCCCGGGCGACTTCCTCGCCGACACCGCGAGCCCAGTCGAGCGTGAGCGGCTTGCCGGATTCCAGGAGCGGCGGGCAGTTCTTCGCCTTGCGCCAGACGGTCCAGGCGTCCTCGATCCCGTCGCCCTGCGCGGGAACCAGGAGCATCACCTGATCGGCACCTGCGGAGAGTACCCAGCCACCCTCGGCCTCGAGCCAGCGGAGTTCGCTGCGGCGCAGCAGGTCCACGTGCCGGGTGCGGGCCGCAGCAACGGCGATCTTCCGCTTCTCGGCCCCGGCTGCTTCCTCGGCCGCGTCGAGCAGGGACTGCCCCTTCTTGACCGACCCCGGCGGCAGGCCGGCAAGGTTCGCGATCGCCGCGAGCCCCAGATCCGACGCTCCGGTGACGTCCAGGATCAGCGCGTCATCCTTGGCGTACGGCTTGCCACCGAGCTTGCCGACGAACGGGCGCAGGACGCGCCCGGCCATCTGCACGAACAGCGGCGCCGATTTGGTGGGCCGCAGCATCAGCGCGCACGACACGGCCGGCTCATCCCAGCCTTCAGTCAGGACAGCGCAGTTGCAGACGACGCGCGTCTCCCCGCGGTGCAGCCTCGCCAGGACGCCACGACGGGTATCCGTGTGCATCGTGCCATCAACTGCCTCGGCCGGAATGCCCGTCGCGCGCAGCTTCTCGGCGAGAGCGTGCGCGGTGGCGATCGTCGGCGTGAATGCCACCCCGAGGCGATCCTTCGCGTACTCGCCGTACGCCTTCGCTGCGGCGTTCAGCGCGTCGGAGCGTTCAAGCTCGGCACCGATCGACGAGTCCGTGTAGTCGCCTGCGCGGGTCTGGACGTTGCCGAGGTCGAAGTCCGTCCCGATCTGCACGGCGCGCACGTCGCACAGGTAGCCCTCGGCGATCATCTGGACGATGCCGCGCTGGTAGGTGATCTCCTGCCAGGCCGCGCCGAGCCCGACCTTGTCGCTGCGGCCGGCGGTGGCGGTGAACCCTGCCGTCAGCGGTCCGTCATCGTCCATGCAGCCCAGCTCGGCGAGGATATCCAGGTACGTGCTGGCGACCGCGTGATGGGCCTCGTCCACGATCACCGTCGAGAACTTGCCGAGACGTGCGACGCGGCCGGACCGGGCCAGCGTCTGCACCGATGCGACGACGACGCGGGCATCATGCTCGTCCTGCCTGGCCTTGACGATCCCGATGTCCAGCGCCCCGCCGACGAGTGCGAGCTTGCCCGCGGCCTGCGTGATGAGCTCGTCGCGGTGAGCCAGGACTAGCGCGCGCCCCGGCCTGCGGCTTACCAGGTGGGCGAACACCACTGTTTTCCCGCCGCCCGTTGGCAGGACGACGAGCTGGCGGGTGACGCCGCGGGCGTGCGCCGCGCTGATGGCGTCGATCGCCTGCGCCTGATAGGGCCGCAGCGGAAGCGGCGAGTCCATAGGCATCTCGAGCGCGAGAGCCGCGTTCATCCGGCCGTCCTCCTCCGGTCGGAGCCGCGCAGGACGACCCGCTGGCACATCTCGGCGAGGCGCGAGGCGATTCGGTCGCCGAGCACGGCGCGCAGTTCCGCGGCCGGGATGTTGGACGTGAACAGGCCGGGCAGCATCGCCTCGTACCGGTCATTGATCAGCCGGTAGAGGATCTCCTCGGTCCACTCGCTGGCCTTAGCCGCGCCAACGTCATCGAGCAGCAGCAGCGGGACGGCGGCGATCTTGCGGTACTCGCCTTCGCTGTCGGCGTCCGCGCGGGGCCGCAGGCTGGCGAGCAGGCCGGGCGCGGTGTCCGCGTGCCAGCCGGTTGTCACGCCCTTGGCGGCGAGGGTGCGTATGGCACCGAACGCCTGATAAGTCTTCCCGGTGCCGACCGGGCCGAGGATCAGCAGCGACGGCGAGGACGGGCCGAATGCCTCGCACCAGGCGGCGATGTCGGGGTGGGTCGCGGTAGCGGCGAGGAACCGCGGCGGGATGCGCTTGTCGGTCATCTCGATGGCCCGGCGAAGGAATCCCTCGCGGGTCGAGACATCGTAGAGCGGGGTTGACATCAGATTGGCTCCTCGTAAGCCGAGTCGTCCGCGGGATTCTGGTAGGGCCGGTGGGCACGTTTCGGGCCGTTGCCGTTCTGGGCGCTCCGGCCCCTGAGTGCGGTGTTGACGAAGCTGTCGAAGGTGGCAGGATTCTGGCCGGCCTCGTACCAGGCGGCGAGGGCTTGACGGATCGGCTTCTCGGGCTTGCCTTGCCTGAGCAGGTCGCCGATCTGCTTGGCGAGGATGCCGATGGTGCGCTCCGTGAGATCCCCGCCGTCTGCGCGTACCCAGTCGATGAATCTGGCGACGATGGTCTGCGCGGTGGGCGCTTTAGCGTCCGCCGAAGGAGATGAGGGTTGTACTTCTGAGGGGATACTGAGGGGTAGCGAGCCTGTTTCCGCAGGTAGTGAGATCGGGTCCGCACCCTTTCTCG